GATCACCCCTGTTGAATTCAGGTAGTTCGTTGCTGATGTGCCAGCGTACACGATTGACGCGTTGACGGTAACAGCCGCCCCAGCCGCGAAGGTTATAACGAACGACCCCACAAGCATGTCCTCTGGGGCGTTGTAACCGCCGCTGATCGACGTGTACCCCGTGCCAGAAACGCTCGCGGAACTCACTTTATGAGTGCCGCTGTTCGAGGAACTGACATCCAGTTTCAGAAACCCGGCTCGGGCCGCTGTAAATGAAAGGGAGCCCGAAACGCCCGTCGCATTGGGGTTGGAACTGTTGATGATGGCCGCCTTCGGCATATCAGCGAGAAACGCCACGCTCCCCGTGCTGGTGTACAGCCGCCCGTTACCACCATTCAGGGCCAGCCACGCCAGACTGTTGCCGCTACTGTCCAGAACATGCGTGACGGAATTCAGGCCCGCCAGATTGCCTGACGCATAATACTCTGGCCACGTATAACATGCCCCTGCGCCGCCAGACGCCTCTATGAAAACCTTGTATCCGGCGGCAATGACAACATCATCCCCAAAATTCTGGGTGCCTGACCACGAATTCCCGCCCGCGAGGTTTGCCTTCTGGGCCTCTGCCTCCTCGGCACGCGTGGTTTCGTTCGTGATGGCCTGAGCGAGAGTCGCATCCGCGCTGGAACGTGTGGAAGCCTCGCTCGACAGTCCGCTCAGAGTGGCAAAGTTACTATTCACCCACGCCCTGTCGGCCAGAACAACCGCGACCAGATTTCCACTGGAATTCGTGTAGTTCAGCCACGCGTAACCGAGCGTTGTCTGCACGCCAAGGTATGTTGCCCCGGCATTGTTCGCATCTGCCGGAGACATCCGGACAAACTGCCCAATGGCCCAGTCCTGCGTCCCATACCCGTCGAACAGGCTCTTCCATTTCGCCCCAGACGCCCCTGGAACAGTCATATTGGCGGCAACTGTGGAAACCCAGAACGCTCCCGACACGTAGACAATGGCCCCCGCCGGGTACCCGCCTATAAGCGTGGCAAGAGCTGCACTGTATGGCGCCACTCCATATTGAGCGGGGGAAAAAATGGTCTTCAGTGCTGTCAGAACCTGCGACCAATCCGTGTTGCTACGGGCGATGCCCGCTGCGTCAACGATCGCAAGCAATTCCGCCATCATCATGTTGTAATGCCATGCGGGAGCATCCGTCGCCGGAATACCTGCAGCGGGGTCTCCGTCCGTTGCCCAGCCAGGCGTCCCGGATGCAGGTGCGGTGTCCGCCCGCGCTTTCGCGACCGTGTTCGCCGAGATCAGCAGATCCATGTCAGTTCTCGTAATTGAATAGGAGGATTGTATGGGCGGGAGCCCGTGCCTTCATCTCGCATTGCAGAACATTATTGTTCCACTGCGCCCAAGGCTGACCAAAGCTATCGCCAAACTTCAGCCGATTTACTGTAAATTGTGGCACATTGACCTGCCACGCGTAGGCCCAGGCCTCACCGCCAAAGGGCGTACCAAAACGCGCGCCAAACCGTCGCGGTGCAAACTGCGTAATGGTAATGTCGTAGCCAAGCGCCTTAGCGAACGCGACAAAATACGCGACTGAACACCCGTTTGTATCAGTCAGCCGCGCGACAACCTGCGCGCGCCGCTGAGCAATGCTCGGGTTGGTTCCAGCGCAGGGGTCAGGCAGCCCCAGCGTGGCCTCCCACTCGGCCAGAAGCTCCGTGGTAGTGCTGGGGAAAGCGTCAACCAGCAAATTGATTGCCCGGTCGGAGCTGCGTGCGAAGCTGGCGGCCCATACTCCGCTGAGCTGATACAGAACACTGCTCTCAGATCGGGGCCAGATCGGCCCGGTTGGCAGCAGGCTCATGAATGCCGAGCGGAACATGTCCTTGGTAAAAACAGGAGGGGGCATGTCAATTCTCGAAGCTGATTGTACCCAGCATTGGCATGGCAGCCGCATTGGCTCCTGTAACCGGACCAGTGGGCGCGGACACGTTGAAGGTATTCAGGCCAATGGCAGAAAGTGCCTCATCCCAGTCGTTAGGATGGATTGTCCCCCCTGGCTCAGACCGGCGTAGGAACATGTCTGTCAGAGCCGCCGCAATCAGCGTCTGATTGGCGCTGGTGTTACCTGTGCCGAGGTCAGATATGGAAAAATCGACAGGCTGAATAACTGGCGCGCAGACTATAGCCAAGGCATCGACAGGCTGAGACTGGTAGAGCGCATTAGCAACCGTGAGCTGATCTCCGGTTGCCGTAGCGTAGCGCGAATCTGACGCGCTTGCCCCATTTGTGCCTCTGGGGAAGCCATTATTATCGGCGTTGGCGTCATCCAGCATAATGTAGACTACTACAGTCCCGGCACCAAACCCCAATGGGTTCGCCCACGCACGAGTGACGCCAGGAACAGCCAGAGCCCAGTCAATGTAGTCCTGCTTTTTGCCGTTTTCTCCATCCCCTTGCCACGCGAGCATGACACGGGACCGGAAGGACTCCTCTTCCTCGATATCGGAGCCTCCTGCAAATGCGGCGGAAACCTGCCCCACTGTCTGGATACCGGCGATAGGACTGGACAAAGTCGCCAGGTTACCGGCCGCAAGGTTGCCCGCACTCCCTGTTGTGCCGCATGTGGCTGGAGCGATAGCCACACTCCCGCTGGTTGTGCTGTCAGAAGTTGTAACCGCCGTCAGTCCGCCCGCCAGCGCGATACTGCTACCTGCCGGGATAGTACCATCTCCGGTGACAGTAAACGCAACGCTGCCCGAGGCCGCAGTGGCCGCCTTACGGGTAACGCCGCGCAAGGCCCCCCAGCTTTCCAGATATTCATCCGTGGCCGTCCAAGGGACTGCCTGCTGGGATATCCAGTCCAGATAGGCATAATGGAGGTAGGCCAGTCCCGCGAGCGCATAACAAAGGACGCTCAGAACCGAAAACCGCAACACGGCAGAGACGTTTGCAATCCCGCCGTCCAGAACATCCTGCAGGGCCTGCTGTCGCAGGTCCGTCAGGGTTGGCCGTGCATATGGCATTAAAGCCCTTCCCATGCCCAAGAGAACAAAAACGCCTGCGCGGCAACCTGCCCCGGCTCTTTTACGGTCACGCGGAACTCCACTGCCTGCCGGTTTGTGGAACTCCATTGCGCACTGACCGCAATACTCTGCGCCGCGCCATCATCCACCAGCCATTGCAGCGCTTCCTGACAAATAGCTTCCACCTCACGCAGCACACTGGCCTGCCCAGCCTTTATAGCTCGCTCCATCTGCCAGAGACGGGATCCAATAGGCACGTCCGCCCAGGCGTCTGCCCACCAGCCCCGGCGGTTGTTCATCCGAGATCCAGAAGCCCCGGCGGCCGGCGAAATCCCTACTGCACCGTCCAGAGCAGTTACGGTGTCAGGCGCGACACGATCCGTGAACAGGCTGACAATAACCGCCGAAGCAAGGGCGCTCCCGAGGGCCAGATCACCCTCGCTGATGACAAAGCCCCCCTCTGCGCGGACAACATCCCACGAAAGAGCAATATCCATGGTTTATTCTGGTGCCCCCGTTGTGCCCGGGGCTCCCTGCACTGGGTGCTTATGCTTTGACAGACTGATGCCTGACGCCTGCACATCACCCTGGGCGACAATGTCATGGGCACAAGAGATCGGGCAGTTGAAAACAGCCTTGCCACCCGTGAAATCAAGCTCTCCCTGAGCAGAGATTGCTATGCTTCCATCGGCCTTGAGCCATATGCGTGAGCCTGCTGTGACATGGTAGAGACAAACATCCCCTGGCTGCAGGTCTCTCGGGTAGGCACGTTGGTCGCCTGTCGCAATAGCGACGCCCCTGGCCCGGTCTCCCGCCTGAAACAGCACGACCACGTCAGAGCCCGGCAAAGGGCGGCTATGGAACCCAACCTGCTGGAGAAGCGGCACGTCGCTCCGTAGTTCTCCACCCGCCAATGCGGCCTGCACGGTCGGGGTTGATGCCGTTTCATCCGTGTTGGCCGTCAGGCGGCCAAGCCCGAGCGCCATAGCCACACGGCGGCCTAGGCGCCCTAATGCTCCAGACATCAGGAATTCCTTGTTATCGCAGTGACTGCTTCATTCTGCGCCATAGGCAGAACCAGTGGTTGTGGCTGGAACGCCTCCGGTGGCATCAGAACAAGATTAGCGTGCGTGCCGCTCTCACCCTGAACGAACTCTATCTCGGCAATCAGAAGCGCTTTTTTAAAGCCTGTCTGGGGACGAGACACCGTACACAGAGTATTCGGCTGCCAAAGCTGTCCATTGCCATCGCGCCAGCTATCGCTGGTGACTTCCACAACCTGCGATCGCCCGTAACGCCTGGCGACTTCCCATTGCACACGCTGACGGGCGACCGCGTAATCCGCGTCACCGGTCTCGACCGGGATCAGCAACGTGCGAGGGCGCTTCACCCCGCTATCTGTTGCGGAGGCCTGTGCCGGAGCCGTCTGCGCCTGCATCTGCTGCGCCTGCCTGTTCCCATCCTCTGGAGGCGTAAACAGCACGGCCATGTTCTGGATAATGGCCTGAACGGCGCTGTAGCGACCTGAAAGGGAACGGATTACCGCCATCCGCTCGATATTTTTTCCCAAGGTCAGGCTTCCGACATTTTTGGAGCCGAGGGGAGCCAGCAGGATGCTCCCATCCGGCTGGTCATAGAACAGACAGCCGGACAGGCGCGTGGCTCGCTCGATGACTTCGTAAGCTGTTTCGGTCAGAATGACCGAGAACTGCTGGATCTTCGTCTCGCCGGCCCCGCCAACAGATCTGACCTGTATGCCCGCTTGCTGGCAGACCTGCTGAGCAATCCCCAGAACGGTCGTGTTATTCATCTGATAGGTGGAAAACAGGGCTGAGCATTCTACCGCATCCACCGACTTGGACGTCGCGACAATGCGCAGAATATGTTCTTCAGGCCCGATATCCTCCGCAATACTCTGGACGTAGCCGCTTAACACCTGATCTTTCCCGATCAGAATGCTGCACGCATCGCCTTCGTTGAGTGTTGGCGTGCTGCCACCCGTTGCTGTTGGCTGCCAACTGGACGTTTCGAGCATAGCCGCCCAGGGCATGATCTCCAGCCCGATACGAATGGAAACCCGTTCCCATCCCGTAATCGTATATTTCCCGATTTTGATCGTAACGCCCTGCGCAGTCTGGCCATCGTACCCCAATGTGGAGGATACGCTACCAAGAAAGCTCATTCGAAACTCCGTAAATTCAGAACGACAAAGCCTGAAAACTGACCGGCATAAAGGCCGGATGAACAGGGTTAGCCCTGGTGATCAGATCATCTGACCGGGAGCCATCGGCATATAGCTGTTGCGCCAGAACCAATGCAGGCACCGGCCCATTGCGGGTGACGGTAATCTGATCCGGCAACTGGCTGGCCTGCTGGGCGAGAAAGGCTGTGAGAGACGAACGAAGATCACGCAGCGCTTTCCACACATCCGTATAGCCCGCGTCAGCCGCCGTGACGGCGGCCCCATCCATTTGCTCGGCTACCAGTTGCCTGAGCGCTTCCGCCTGCTGGGAGGATGTCGGGTTCCAGTCCGCACAGGCCAGTGCAATAGAGGCAAGCGCCATCTGCTGGCACATTGCCGCGGTAGCCGCTCGGGCAGTGGCTATGGCCGCCCCAATAGGTGCCAGCGTTGCGACCGCCTCCACCCCGAAAGTCGCCATAGAAAGCAGGGCGGCTAACTGTGTTCCGGGGTCGCTTATAGACGTTCGCACCAGTTCCGCGACGTTCAGCGCGGCACTGGCCAAGGTATTGGCTGACGTTCCCGCCGCCAGATCTGCAATCGCTGTTGCCAACGCAACGCGAGAGGTTGTCAGATCGGCCAGAACAGTTGACACGGTGGCCGTGTTGTCGACCACAGCGCTGTTGCCCGCCGCATACCTGCCGTTGTTTCCCGGAAGCACGCTGATAGCGGAAGCAATGGCCATCGGTGAATGAAGAGCATGGCTGGCTTTATTGCCCCAGTCTCGCGCAACTGCCTGCGCGGCAGCGACAACTGGCTGGCCAACCGCCAGAGCCATGGTCGCTGTTTTGGCGTAGCTGCTGGACGAAACCTCCTGCACCACAATCGCCGCTGCGGCAGCGGCAGCGTCCAGCGCCAGTTTGATCGTGCTGCCCAGAAGGTCTTTCTGTTCCAGGAAGTCGAACGAAACATCGATCCGCCCCATGATGCCGTCTGGCTCGGCCCATGCAAAATTCATGCACGCGGCCTTGATCACCCCGATAGTAGGATGGATAAGCAACCCTGGGCCAGCCGCCTCAGCCGCCATGACCAACAGGTCACGCTGCGCGGCGGCCGTGGCGCCAAAAACAAAGCCACGAATATGATAAACCCGGCCCCGCCTGCCGAGGTCTTCAACATAGACCCCATCCCGGTATGGGTACCGATGCACTGCCTGCTTACGCCCGGCCTCCCCGCCGCTGCCCATCACTGCAAAGGGCACAGCCCGGAACGAGCACTGGAGGTACTCAAGCGCGGTATTGATGAGCGTGCCAGACATATTTTCAGTTTCCTATAGCGGTATTGTCCGGATCCATCGCACGTCTCTGCGTGACGGCTGCCACCTTGAGATTGCTGCTTTTGCTTTCCGTTCTAACCGATGAGCCCGCCGGCCCTTCTGTTTTCACGTGAACATCAAGCTGCATTCGCTCTGGGCCAGAAGCAGTGGGGCCTGCGGACTGAACCGGCATCTGTGCCGCAGGGGCGGAGAGCGTCCGGTACCAGTCTTCCCCCATTCCAGCTCTGCTGCTCATTTCCCGCAACTGGTCGGCTCGGGTCAGGCCCGGTCGAAAATAGTTGACCGACGCCAGAGCTGACGCCTGAGAAGCGGACTGGGCACGCCGTATTTCATTGCCGCCCAGATAGCTGCGGTTATCCAACTCCCATTTCATGAAGCGCAGCTGATCGTCCCGGCTAGACCCCCGAATGTCACGGCCTATGACGCGCCGGAAATCCTCCTGTCGGTCTTTGTGCCACTGCCCTATGCCATAGGCTGTGCCGTTATCGCCCTCCTTGGCTGGGTCGAAATCAGCATCTTCCTGCGCAAGATTTGCTACGAGGCCCGCAGCCTGCGCTCCCGTGTAGCCGTCACGCATAAAAAACTGCTGCACGTCACGGGCAGATGCCATTCTGTCGGCCGAAGACTTGTCTATGGCCTCTTGAGCCTGCTTCTGCTGGTCGTATGAGCGACCGAGGCCCAGATAGCTGGCGGCATTATCAACTGCCGAAGCGCCAGGAATGTTTTTGTCGATCCATGCCCCAAGGCTATCATTGGGGTCTATTTTCTTGAGCCCTGCGTCCGCTGCATACGCACTCACACCCGCTACTGCACCAATCAAGCCGCCTTTCAGGCCGACGATCGCTTTCATGGCTCCAACAACTCCGAGCAGGGAAGTTGTCAGGCTCGCAAGTCCTGCCATAGCCGGGGCGGCCCATAGAACTGCCATGCCGATCGCGGCGTCCCGGGCAGTGCTTTTCCACCCTCCCAGCCGATCCACAACATTTGTAATGACGCTGTAGACCCGCTCGATGTCAGAACGGATTTTCTCCCACCCGCCATTTTTCAACCAGTTCGCAAGCTGCTTCACATAGCCTGCAATATCCTGCGCGATCCATTGCCTGTTCGTCGCGATCCACTCCGCCATCTGCTGGATAACGGGCGTAATGGCCGGCTCTACCGCCTCCGCAATGCTGTAGCCGAACCCTTCAACGGCCAGCGTCAACTGCTGCTGCGCCTTTTGCATACGGGCGGCGGCATCTGCACCATTCTGGTTCATAACCCCGTAACGCTGTGCGAGCTTGATATTCTGCTGATATTCCGCACCGGTCTGCTGGAATATGGGCAGCAGGCCCTCCCCCGCCTGTCCGAACAGCTTGAGTGCGGCAATACTCTGGGCTGCGGGATCCTTGATCCCTCGGATTTTATTGGCGATACGGTCGAACAGTTGTTCTGGAGAGAGCTTTTTCAGCTCCTCCATACTGATCCCCAACGCCTGAAACTGGGCAGCCGCCTCAGGCGCAAAGCCGTTTGCGGCCTCCCACTTCTGGGTAGCAAGCTGCCCAAGAGCGCTCGACATAGCGTCAGCGGAGCCACCCGACAGGCGCGCGGCGTTCTGTAAAGCCATAAGCCGCCCAGGAGCCATGCCCATACTGCGCGCCGATGTCCGCAGATTTGAGCCGACCTGCGCCCAGGCCGAGGCCAGCTTATAGACCCCCGCGATTGACACGGCCCCGGTCAACGCCCCCATTTCCGGCACGAGGCGCCCAACCGATCGGAATGCCCCAAGCGTGGAACGCGATAGGTCTCCCATGCCTTTACGCAGGCGCGTCAGGCCTGTCACATCGGAGAAACGACCAATGGAACGCTGCAGGTTTCTGACAGGAGACTGAAGAGCAACAATGCGATTGTTGAACGCATCAAACGTCTTGCTGGCTCTGTCCGTCGCAGACAGGACTACGCTAACGGTTGCGACCATTCTTCGCCTCTTTTTGTCTCCTCTCCGCGATACGGTTCGCGTAAGCAACCCAGTGGAGAAGCATGTCGCCCGTCATGCTTTCCGCTTCGGCCAGACCCATACCAGAGAAATAGGCCATCAGGTCTGCGGGAAGGGATTCCCAGTTTGATGGCCAGCGATAAAAAAACCTGTCAGATAATCAGAACCGACAGCGAATTTACTGATTGGCATCTTCAGCACTGCGGCAAGAGGCCACCCGCTGATCGCGGCCACCAGGTCAATCTCTGCCTGCATGAAATCAGCGAAGCTTCCACGGCCTTCACTGGCTTTATAACGCCGCCGTTCACTCACGACAGGTTCACGCAGGGACATCTCAGAAAACGACTGACCAACCGCCTCAATCTCAGGCGAGAAAACAAGGATCAGGCGATCTCGGCAATCTGGCTCTTCGTCAGGCTTGCGCCGTGCATTTTCCTCGAACGCCGATACATAGGCGACAGCCTGATCCAGCAGACGGGTAGAAAGCTGATCCACCGCGACCCGGGGCCAGCTGGATATCCGGCACACCATGTCAATCTGGCTCTCATAAATGCTTTCGATAGTCGGCTTTTTGCCGATTACCTTTGCCGCCTGCAGGCAGTGGAAAACGGTTGGCTCATGCAGGCGCAGTTCGGACCAGTGCTGGCCGTCCTTGGTGGTGATGCCGTTCTCAGGATAGAGCACGCCCGGCTCATCGGCCTCAGACGGCATTGCCGACTGATCTGCCACCGCTGAAAGCACTTCAGCATCGGACAGGATGTTCACGATACGGTGTCCTCCGTCACGGTGCCGCTTTCTACTTTCAGCTCCCAAGTACCTTCCTGCGTGTTCAGACTGATCTGTTCGACCTGCCAGCCATCCACGCACGTAATCACCTTGCCGTTGGCCAGCACCGCGATGATTTCAAGACCGGACGCACCTTGAAAATCCGACACCCGGCGGTCTCGTCTGTCACGTAGTGTCGCCTGAATGAACCCCTGCCCGGGCATGGACTGAAAGCCCTCCACAGCAGACTGCCCTTTGAGGGTTTCATTCACGTTGCCTGAGGCCTGCCACTGCAGCTCGCCCACCACGCTCCATGGTTCGCCATTGATCGTGAGGGAGGCAGACCCCGCGAGGGGGCCACGATAAACACTCATGGTCTCTTTCTATCCCTTACGATTTGGTAAACCGGATGTCTGCGGCCAGATCCCAAAGCTGGTTGGCGAAGTCGTACGGCATTTGCAGCATGACCTGGCCCCCACCCGCATTCTGGTAGACGATGCTCGAAGCGAAGGTGTCCGGGTTCTGCACCCAGAGCTGCGTTGCCTGCCAGCGATAGCGGGCAACGGCGGATGCCGCGATCAGCTGGGCTGTTGTGGCCTTCGCCCCCGCCGGGATCTTGGTGCCGTCGGCCACGAGAATATAACGGCCATACAGGGATGCGAGATACGTCCGCATATCCTGCATACAGACCTGCGCTGTCATCAGGGTTTCGATGTCCAGATAGCTGTCATCAGGCACCCCGGACGCATTTTCCTGATAGGTGGTCACCAGCCGTTCGGTCAGGACCGTCCCGCTGTCATCCACCGTAAATGTCGCCAGACCGTCATGCAGGAAGCTGTTGCGCTCATCAAAAGAAAAACGCCCGGCATCCGTTGGGGGCATCACGGTAAGAGCGAGGCCCCGGACTGGCAGCGCAGGATTTTCACGCATGGATACCGCGGTAACAGCCGTCAACTGGGCAGCCCACGACATGGGCGAAGATGGACTGTCCGATATGGGCATGACAGTCCCATGCGGGTCATTCTGCGTCAGTCCGAACGTCGTGGCCTCGCCATAGGTGCCACGCAGGGCCGTGATGTGATGGCCATAGAGCTGTTCCATCGGCGCCCACCGGCCGATACTGTTATCGAACAGCTCCTTAAAGGCCGTAAGGCTGGCCGTGTCAGTGTAAGGGTGGCCTACCAGATCATAGACGCGCGTGCCCAACGCAGCCAACGCTGTTGCCAGGCCGGTTGGATTTTGTGTGCCGCCAGCAAGCTGGACAACAGCCACACTCAGACCTGAGGGTACAGACTGCCCGCCAGCTGTTCCCAGAACGGCAACTCCCAACTGGATACCGCTGCCGGCCAGCCCTTTGTTAAGGGCTGTTACCGTGATTACGCCTGCCGCCGCAGCAACTGAAACCGGCAGACCTGTAACAGCCTTGGCCGCCGTCACCACATTGGTCGCCACCGTGGCCGCCGTGTCCCCGGCCGACACACCAACAGCAACCAGCTGATCCGCAATATAGAGCGGCAACGTGCCAGAGGATGTGGCTGTTCCGGTCAACGTAAAGCTGCCCGCTGCTGCCTGTGCGGCAGCATCATCCTGCAATGGCAGAACCCAGACCTCGCCAGTGCTATCGATCTTCCGGTAATCGCGGACCATGATATGGCACTGCGAGCCCTCGCCATATTTGGCGACGGCATCGCTCACCCCACCGGAAATTTCCGCCACGCCCGAGGTCCCCGTACCGTTGGGGAGCATCTGGCCGACCAGAAGGACCCGGCGGGCAGCACTCGCCGTATTGGCCCCGGTGTTGTCCAGAGCAAGGTAGAACCCCGGCACACGATTGCTGGACGAATAGCCTGGCACGGTAATGCTGCCGCTCATGCCGTGGCTCCTTTCTGCTCAGCGGCAGTCGCCTGTGCTGCGGCGGCCGCCTGAACCGGTTGAGAAACTTCCTGCACGTCGCCCCGCGCCAGCGCGCGCAGCCAGAACGTCGTAGCTGGCACGTCGCCCCCCTGTTCAGACAGGAGACGCAAAGATGCCGGCCACCGGACCGAACGGCCCGGAGCTGGTTTTACAAACATTGAAATCAGTTCTCCTGGGGAAACGTCTGGAAGAAACCAGCCTCAACGGCGCCTGTCGTCGCACCCAATATGCTGGTAAGATCGCCGAGCTCCGCGACCGGGTATTCCTGCGTATATTCCATGCCGAATGTCAGTCTGACAGCGCCAACGTAATCGGCAGCGTCCGCTGATATCTGCTGTTCCGTTTCGATACTCGTCACCTGCTGAACCATGCTCATGATGTCATGGCTGCACATGATCGACATTTCGATGTCTTCCGCGATGCGATCAAGCAGCGCCTGCACGGTGTTCGGGTTTTGGGCCGTAACCCTCCCGAGCACTTCCAGTCTCACAACCCGGGTGAAATCCGGGGTGTGTCGACCATTGCTGGCGGCGCTTTCCAGTGGAGCAGTCACGAAAATGACTGGCAGTTCCCGCACTTCAGTCGGGTACGGGGTGCAGGTCAGCACGTTGTCCCGTGCCTCAGTAGTCCGCTGGAGCAGACCAGCCACTTTGTCGCGCAGTTGATTGCGGTACAGGCTCATTTTCAGTATCGGCCCTGTTGAGCAGAATATCAGCAGCACCGTGGCTGTCAGGCATGATCTCGCGCACAATCCAGCGTTGATTGCGGATTATCGCGTGATCCCCCTTTGCCGGAGCCGTGACGAATTGAGACAGCTGGACGCCTATGCGGGCGTCCGAGCTGACAACGTGGGTTGGCTTGAGGCCATCGGATATCTCGACATCCATGGGTTTCCACCCATTGTCGAAAATACCGCTCACCGGAACCGGAGACGTGCTGGCTCCGTGGAACCACAGCACTTTTTCACCGAACGCGCTCTGGCATGGCCCCAGGACCAGCTGATCCCAGTCCACGGAGCCAGACATGGTCAGGACGAGGTGGCGGGGGGCGCCGTCATATCCGGCGCTGGCCGCATGGTAGCCAAGGATACCGTATCAGGGTTGCCTTTTTCTCCCGGAGCCGCCGCGCGGGCAATGCCGCGCTTGACCCAGAAGGCGGCAAGCTCAGGTGAAACCTTGAGCAGCGTCCCGACCGGCTTGGGCAGACGTCCGATCTGGTCGTAGATCGGACGCATGGTGATAACGCTTGTTTCGTCAGCCATGTATCAGATTCCCGTCGGCCCGGGCACACCGGCCCCAGCCGCCATGACAGTTGCAGCGAAAGAGGCATTGACCCGCGACGGAATGACAATCGGGGCTGATTGCGTCAGCAGGTTGATGGTGGCCGGATTTTCCTTGTACCAGAGCTTCGGCGCGTAGGCCAAAGCACCATAAGCAAAGGCGGGATCAAGGATCAGACCAAAACCGCGCGTCCCTTCAAGGTCAGGCCCGGTCATGACCACTGTGCCGTCGGGGATCATAGGCTCTTCGATGTCGGTATCCGGGTCGACGTACCAGTCGTTGTAGAGCCACAGACGGAACTGCCCCCATGTGCCCATGAAGATCGCACCGGGATCCATCTTGCCGCCAAGCTGCACATCAGACCCGCCAACCTTGCCGGGCCAGATAATGGCGTTCAGCACCTTGATATCGTTTTTGAAGGCGTTCCACGGCGAGTTCGTGAAAATGATATCGAGCGGTGCGCTACCAGCCTTTTGCACGACCAGAGCCGCCCACTCAGTCAGATAGTCAGACGGGTAGACACCTGTCTGTCCCCACTGTGCTGCGCCTGTCAGGGCAACCGTAAGAGCCGGGTCGCGCCGGAAGTCAACAACCGTGGTGGGATAGCCATCACCCTTTACGGTCACGCTACCGGTTACCAGAGCAGAAGCCGCCATCCATTCCAGACGGCGGTTGATCATGTCCACCTGATCTGCCAACTCCCACGCAAGGTTGGCTTCCAGACGCTCGGCCGGGCTCATCCCGCCCATCAACCTTTCGCCCATGGCGCGGCGAACGGGCTTGAGCAGATCGGGATTGCGCCAGTCCTTGATATAGGCAGGCTTGAACAGGTTGGTTTCCCACTGGCGACTTTCCACCAGTTTGCCTTCAACCAGCGGCGAGCAGAACGGGGCCATGCGGCGCTTACCGACATCGACATCGACATCGACATCGACATCGACATCGATTGCGACCTCGACCGCATCCGATTCCACAATATTGGGGAAAAAGTTGTCGAGCAGGAATGTCTGCGCAACCTTAAGGTTGCGCACAAAATAGACCAGCTCGGCAGTATCATAGGCGCCAAGCATAGGCAGGAGTGACTGGGTCACTCCTGCATTGCCGGTCAGGATTCCGGACATTCAAAAATCCTCTGGAAAGCCACCGTCAGACGATGGCGTTGGAAAGGCCGGTTTTCACAAAGATAGAGAACTGGCGAAGTGCCTTGGTCAGGGTGGCGAGCGTCCAGCTTGCGTCGAACGACATGTAGTTCGCGTTGAACTCACCCATTTCATAGATGGCCCCCTGCGCTGCCGCTGCCGCCGCATCGACAGCATCCACCACGATCCCGCAGGGAACCTGCGAGCCATCCGTGGCAGTGGCGACTGAAGGGATATAGTCACCCGAGGCCGTAACCTGACCGACGACCTGCCCACGCACAAAGGTGTTGCCTGCGCCAAATTTCACGGTTGACGTCACGAGTTTGAGATTGCCCGCGATCAGCTGGTCAGGAACAAAGACCACCTGCTGCGATGCGGGAAGGATACCATAGCTCATGGACAAACCTCAGCGTTTGGCGTTGGCATGGCGGACCAGACGGGCACCCGGCCGGTTTTCGGACTGAGCGCCGGGCTGGGGGAGCGCCGCACGCCCTTCTGCCCCCATCCGGCTACGCAGGTCCGCGTAGCCACCATCAGGCTGGGCCACGGCACCGGAAGACGCCGCAGGGGCGGTGGCACGCAGAACGCGGACAGCCTGACTGCGGGGAAGGCTGGTACTGAATGCAAGCTCTGCTGCCGCAGCCGGGTTGCGGCCCGCCGCAGCGGAGCGGAAGATGGCGGCGCAGCGGCCGCGTTCGCGCATACGGATAGCACGGGCCTTGGGGTCGGCCTCGTCGTCCTCATCGTCGTCATCGGTGCCTTCGGCGTTTTCGCCGTCGCCCGTATCATCTCCGGTGTCGTCGCCTTCGGCGCGCTTTCCCTTTTTGCCCTTCTTGCCGCGCTTCGCGTCGTCTTCAGGGCCTTCCCCCTCCCCGTCGCCGTCGCCTTCCCCCGAGGGCTTGTCCTTGTTTTCGGAATCGTCGTTCGGATCATCGGTCGCGGCCCGTGCGCCTCCGGCAAGGTGCGCAAAGGGGCTGATGGCACGTTTGGCCATAGTTCTCGCTCCAGTTTTGTTGAAAGTTCAAAGATGCGCCAGCAGATCAAGGAAGGCGGCATCACGGGGCATCACGGCATCGGCCAGACCAGCCTTAACCGCGCTCTCCCCCCGGAACACGGCGGCCTGCATGGCTTTGACAACATCGGGGGTCAGGCCCCTGTTTCGTGCCACCGTGTCAAAAAACAGCTGGCCCAGACCATCGATGTCCGCCTGGATCATGGCGCTGGCCTGCTCGGTCAGAGGCGTGGTCGGATAACCGTCGGTCTTGTGTTCGCCAGTCTGGAAAGTCGTGACCTTGATCCCGGCCTCATCCAGTGCGCCCGTAATGTCGGCATGTAGCCAGACAACACCGACCGACCCGACTTCGCCCGTACGAGGCAGCACGATGCTCTGGGCCGAACAGGCCAGCGCATACGCAGCCGAACAGGCCATTTCATCCACAATGGCCACGACTGGCTTATGTGTCTGCGCAGCGCGGATGCGGTCGGCTGTATCGAAACAACCCGCAACGGTGCCGCCCGGGCTGTTGATATGCAGGACGACGGCGCGCACCGTTTCGTCCGCCACGGCCATATCTATGGCAGCCGTGATATCGTCATAGAACGTGGCGCCGCCCCACCACCAGCCATCGGAAGTCCCAGGCAGAAGGATACCCTTGATGGCAATGATAGCAACGCCACTAACGTTCGACGTAATAGCTTCTGCCCCCCAGCGTTCATCCTGAGAGGCAGGGCCGAATATCATCATGTCGTCTGCCTGCGTGGCGAGAAGCTGCTGCACAATCGCCTGCCTGTTGCGGCTGAGTGCGACTGGGGCTTCCAACAGGCGCGGGATCAAAGCGTACTGCTTCATGCGTCCTCTCTGGGAGGCATGTTGCCCCCCTGATTGCGATTGCCGATCCATTCCGGCTCTGGCAGGCCTCGTTTGCGGAATGCGCCCAGCTCCACCTCGCGCTGGTCGAGCGTTTCCTCCCAGTCCCGCCCTTCGCTTTCGGCGCACTCGTCTTCGAGGGTGGACAGACCGCCCTGCATACCGAGGATGGCCCCCTCGCGCTCGGCCACCGGGTCGATCCATCCACGCCCCGGCCCCAGCCAGCGGCAGCGTGCGTAGGCATGACGCGCCTCAAGAAATTTCGGAGCGTTGCGCGGCAACGGCAATTTCTCGGCTTCCATGATCTCCTCAAGCAAGGCGATCCGGATGGGCGATGCAAAGCCGATGGCGAAGTCCTCGCGTCGGCGCTTCATGGTTTTCCATGCTTCGAGCAGAGCGCCACGGGCAGATGAATAGTTGACGTCCGACCAGTCGTTGCTGACCTGCATGGGCGCCATGCCCGCGCCACTGGCAACGTTGTTCAGCACAGCGCGCTCGAACTCACGGAAATTCCCCGCTGGGCGCGCGGCTGAAACCGTGTTGATTTTCTCGCCCGGGAACAGGATCGGCATCCGCGCGCCATTGAGCGAGATATTCCGGCTGTCGTGGAACTGGGTGCGCATGTCCTGATAAACGCCCAGGCTGTCGTCGCCCCCCTCAATCGCCTCTTCCGTGATGCCGTGATCGTAAGGGCTCTCGACATACGCGGCAAAGATCGCGTTGATAATGGCTGCGTCCAGCTCTGTCCCATCGTATTTGATGAGCATTTTGAGCCGTTGCAGCACTGGAGTCAGCATACCGGTGCCACCAACATGCTGGCCCCCTCGATGGTGCTCGAAAAAATGCACCACCTGGGGCCGCCCCCACGACGTCTCGCGTTCGATGCGATCCCAGATGACGGTATCGCCCATGCTGTACCAATCCGCCTGATGCGCCCGGCGAATGTGGTAGGCGACGGGAACCCCGGCATCTGTGATTTCCACGCCGTTGCGCAGGTTCTTGAAGTCGTACTGGTTCTGCGGGTTGCTCAGACGGTCTGGATCAATGATCTGAACAGCGGTTGCATAGCGCGCGCGGCCCATCCCGATATTGCCCTCAAGCCAAGGCAGGTAGGCGAGCGCATCGCCATCGACAATCAGATGCCGAAAACCGAGATGCAGTTGCTGCGCGAATGTCAGCATCCGCTCCGCGTCATTGTAGCGCCCCGGGTCTTCTGCCCATGCGCGGTACCAACTGTCGATTGCCCGAGCAAATTCATGCGCCCACTGGGCATCGAAGGCGCTGTTCCCGCTCAGGTGCGCCAGATAACGATAATCCGGCTTGCTGACGGGCCGCAGCATGACGCCGACTGCATTGTCCAGAACCCGCGTGACAGCGCCTGCTGCCCAGCCATCATTGCGTACGAGATCGCGCACGCGGCTGACGATGCGATTACGATACGGGCTGCGCTCCGTATCGGCCGAGAACAGGGGCGGCATCCAGCCCTGCATACGCTGACCACTGATATCTGCCGCATCGAACGCCTGACCGGGCCAGCCTGTCAGAGCGTTTGGTTCGCGCCGTGGCGGACGCGGAGCTGCGGGAACGCCGCCGAGCATACGCACCAAAGAATCGCGCACGCCCATCAGAACACGGGCCGAAGCGCGCGCCGCCGCGTGCCCGGCACGCCGAGCTGACGCTGGAGGGTGCGGATCATGGCTGACAGATCAGCGACATTGGCCTGCCGGTATGTCACCGTCCGGCTGCCATCGCCCTGCGCATAGGTGACCGACGCAACGCTCTGCCCAGACTGCAGGCCGATCAGCGCCATCTGGCAGTTGGCCAATGCAACCTGAAGCTGCTCATTACTCAGCCCTGCCAGCAGGCTGCTGGCAGGATTGAAGCGGGCCTGGGGCAAACCAAAGCCGGGATATCCGTTACGCATCGAAATGTCCGATCAGGCCAGCCGAGCCATACGCCGGGTCAAGCGGGCGGCGCGTTTGCGCTCCGCTTCGACCGTGTCGGTCTCGTCTGACGGGTTGGAAAGTCCGTCCCCCGAAGTTTCGGGCGGCGGCGGTGGCGGGTAAGATGCGGTTTCCTTGTCCATCGCGTCCGCCCTGCGATTGAGCGACAGGCCTCGATAAATCAGCCCGCACAGCGCTGCGTAGCTATAGACGGCCAGGTCGAGCGCTTCGTTCCGGCGTCCGGGCAGCACTTCCCAGACACGCACAATGCTGCCCCTGACGCTCCGTCGTACCGACCGTTCAGCCAGCAGCTGCGCGAAGTAGTTGACGTCTCGGTCAGATGGGAAATGCATGTAGCCAGGCGATGCCTCGCCCGGATCCGGCTGTTTGAGGTGAAGTCTGGCGCGGATCACATCCTTGGCCGCGTTCACGCCGATAATGACAGGCCTGAACGACGCCTTGTTACGCGCGCTGGGCCGTTTGTTCGGCCACACAGGAGAGCGCGCGCCGCCCCGTGCCGACTCGCCCTTGATTGCCCATATCCGTCGCCCTAGACGGGAGCGGCAGAACTCATAAACCTGCTGGGTGTGATGGCCGCCGGAATCGATACAGGCCGCCATCAGTGTGAATGGCCTGCCATCTGCCCGGTACCATGTGCGCTGCATAGCCGCATCAACCCGGTCCCATGTCTGTGGCATTTCTGGATCGCCCTCGATGATCAGATGTGCAATCGACCAGCGTTCTTCGTTCCGCCCCCAGCCGACGATCTCGATCTCAATTCGATCATCCTGGGTGTCGGCCCCGGCTGTCAGGATAACAACACCGGCAGGGACCTCACCTTCCCAATTCTCAACCCGAGCGGCCAAGGTCAGCTCATTGAGCGCGGCGTCCCCCTTGTCCTCGAACGGCAAGCCCAGTGTAGTGTTGATAAAGGTCTGCCGACGCAGAGGATCCTTGTAGACCTCCAGCCATTCTTCCACCAGTTTTGCCCATGTCGTGTTGGGCGAGAGAGAATAGCCCGACCAGATATGAAACGAGGCGTGCCCTTTGAACGGCTTGGAGGCGATCCACTCCCCCGCCGCCACCATCTCTGGCTTGTCTGCTTCGGTGATGATGCAGCCATTATGGCGGCAGACGTAATAGGCGGTTTCCGGTAGCGGTCTGCCGTTTTCGTCCTTGTCCCACTTTATGCCGTAGGGAGTACCCTTTTCTCCCCACTCCAGAACCTGCTTTTCACCGCACTGCGGGCACGGCACATGGAACTGGCGGCAGTCGCCTTCCTCATACAGCGTTTCGATACGGCTGAGGCCAGCTACCGTCGGCGTAGAGCCCGCAATGATTTTGCGGTTCCAGAATGTCTCTGAACGCTTTGTTCCGAGCGATATCTGGTCGCCTTCTGCGCCTGCCCCCCCGACCGGGTAGCCGTCCACCTCATCGAAAATGACCACACGCACCGTGATGCGGCGGAAGCCGCCGGGACTGTTGGCCCCGACCAGCTTGAGCGACGCACCGTTGCGCATGGTCTTGCTGAGCAGCGTATTCTCGCCGCTCCGGGCCTTGGTATCGGGCGCTATCGCAGCCAGCACAGGCGTATCGCGCAGCATCGGCGCGATTTCATCTTTGCTGTAGTCCTCGGCGTCAGTCTCGCGGGGCTGTACAACCAGAACCGGCGACGGGTCTCGCTCGAGATAGTAGCCAATCGTGTGGTCAATGATCTTGGTGTAGCCGACACGGGCCGACTTCATGACCGAGATTTTCTCGACCGCCGGATCCGTTACGGCATCCATGATGCCCGGCTGATAAGCGTAGGCTTCGAACCGGCCTGTCTGCGCGCTGGTCTCTTTCGACAGCACCGCGTACGTGGCGGCCCACTGGCTGAGTGTCAGCTTGGGCGGTGGTCTCAGGTTTTCACGTCGCGCCTGCTCCAGACGCAGGATGAAAAACTCATACCCGACCCGGTATGCCGCTTGCGGCGTCTGCTCCATCCAGTGTCAGCTTTTCCAAGGCGCGGGAGATCAACGTCTCCAGACGCTCACGCAATTCTGCCGCCCCTTTGCATCTGGCTAACGTCGGGGCGTGTTCTGCCGGTATGGCCAAGAGGCTGGCGCGCACCCGGGCGTATTCATCGCCCACGGCACGGGCAATCAGCTCGGCCTCTACAACCCGGCCGGCCTTCTGGTCGTATTCGAGCTTCGCGGTCTGGGCCTTGTAGACTTCACGCTGCCTCACCGCTTCAGCCAGCGTCATCACTTCGAGCGGGATTTGTTCATCCCCGATGCACGGCCTGCGCTCTCCGCCACCTGTTGGGCCACGGCCACCACCTGCACCCTTGGGTGCCACCGGTTGCAGGTCTGGTTGCATCTCCTTACGGAGCGCCAACCATTCCTCGAATGAGGCCAGATCAACCTTGCCGCCGTTCGCGCTGATCTTTCCTGTAGCTATGTTTTTCTGAATTGCAGACCGGCTGAGTCCTGCGCGACGAGCCGCGTCACTCTGGCTGATCGTCGTCACTGCACCACCTGCAACTGCAACCCAAAAAATTCGCCATAGCTAGAGATCAATCGGGCTCGCGCAATCCCCGCGTGTAAAAAGCGGCAGGAAGGACCCAAAATACCCCCCCTCCTGGAGGCGGGGCTACCGTGCCGTCCTGATCGCCTTCTGGATCGCCTCTGCTACTGCGTGGTCAAGACCCGAAGCGACCAGCTCCTTGGCCCGCTCCTGAAACCGCATACGCTTTGTGACCTCAGTGTTCGGCTTCCAGGCGTACAGCAGCTTCAGGCCTGTTTTGCCTGCCCCACGCTTTTGCAGCGCACCCTTTGTGCCACGAGTGCCATCGCGCCTCATGCCTCGGACCGGCCTTTGCCAGATTCCGGCAACGCCCTTGACTGTTCCGGCGAATACGTCTGGACGCTGCAACAGCTTCGCGACCATGCCTCTGGGTATCTGGCCATACCGATCGACAGGCCCATCAACCGGCACGAACAAGCGCCCGTTGTTGCCGCTGGTGGCATGATCCCCACCATCCTCATAAGGCTGGATATATCGATCCTGAGCAGGCCGGAGAGACACGATGGCAGTCAGGTCTGCCTTACTTGCCTTCTTCTCAACCTGCGTCGCACGCTGCGTGAAAGGCCGTGGACTCTTGAACAGATCCGTAATCGCAGCGTTCTCGCCGCGCATAACCTTGAAGGCCAGATCATTCAGCGCGAGGGACGTTGCAAACGGGATCTGCTTGGCAATGTCAGAAAGCTGCCTCTTGGCGGCCGTCACATCGACCTTAATGCGGATGCTAGGTGCCATCGGCTTTGTTTGCCCTATCGGCACACTCGGCAGCGCGCTCGGCCGCCCATATCCTGATGCCTGGCCTGTGGTCGCTCTTGGCCATACGGCCATAATGGAACGCGGCACGGCGCCACACATCATAGTCAGAGCTTTGGCCACGGCCACCTGCCCGCTGGCTGTTGTTGGCGCTGCGGTGCTTCTTCATGGCTTCCCCCAAAGGTTATTCTGATCCCGCCTTGGCGAGGTCCAGCGGCACCATGCTCCACGCCTGATCGGGCGTCTCACGCGTGTGCAGCCTCAGATACGACTTGGTGCTGTCGATACGGATGCTGTCGGCAATCGCATCCATGGCTTGCCGCCATTCAGGATCTGCAACAGCCAGCCGACGCAGGCCGAGGATCTTGCTGGCCTGCAGCTTGCCCTCTTTGCCCACATCGAATGCGTCCATGACCACAACCCTGAGGTTGGCATTGGCCCCTTCTGTCCACCGCTCGAAAAGCTGATCAAGCAGGGTTTTCGCAACATGGATTTCGGGGCCGAACGTAATGCTCTCCCCCATGGCAACCGTCACACGTCGCCGGCCGTCATAGGTGCTGAGCGTGATGTTGCCCTTCTGCCCGCCGAGGCTGACCCCATGCTTTTCATGCAAGAGGGATTGAAGAGCCGACACGTCAGCAAAGCCGCTCCGCTTGAATGCGGAAAGCTGCTCCGAAAGCTGCGCGCCCCCTTCATGCAGGCGGCGCACCAGCTCATCTTCAAGCAGATGCTCAGGCTTGATGGCCGCGATCGGTACCAACCGGCCTTTCGCGTCCTGCATGTAGCCTTCGGGCACGGTATCAGGGGCAGTCGTCATGCGGATCAATCCAAATAGTTTGCGGAGCCATCGCCCTCTCGGACATGGCTGTATCTCGTCGTCGTAGCGAGCGATGCGTGGCCCAGCGTGGCCTGCACCACATGCACGGGCGCATTGTTGTCCAGCGCGTGCGATGCATGGGCGTGCCGTAGCCAGTGAGCAGAAACCGCCCCTGACAACCCGGCACGCCGCGCCGCCCGCTTGACAATGCGGTGGGCCGCATCATGCGAAAGCGGGCGGCCATCGTGGCCGGGGACCACGGGCGCATCTGGCCCGCTATCAACCCGCAGCGCCACGAGCTGCTTGTAAAGTTTTGCGGGAACCTGAACGGCCCGCGTCTTGTTGCCCTTGCCGAACACAGATGCCACGCCGCCCTGCTGGCGGCGGGTAACATCCCGCCAGCGCAAGGCACATGCCTCAGAAATGCGCAGGCCCATGCGGTACAGCACATCCAGAAGCGCGCGCTTGCGCGGCTCCATCTCGGCCTCGATCATAGCCAGAACCTGCTCGCGGGTGAGAATGCGCTCATTCAGCGTGTCGCGCCCGCGCTCCAGCCGGAACGCTGCGCCCGCGTTGTGCGAGAGAACGCCAGTGCCTGCCGCATAAGCCAGCAGCGATTTTGCTGCGGAAAGTTTGCGCCGCCGCGTGGCATCTGAAGCCCCGGCCATGCTGTCATACCAGGCCTGCAGATCCGCGAGGGCCAACTCGGACAGAGACTTGCCAGCGTGCGCCAGCAGTTCGCGGGCATCACGCTCATACGCCCGCCGGGTGTTCTCCCCACGGTTATGAAGCCACGTTCTCAGCACGAGATTGTCAGCAGAGACTGAGGCCCCTTTTGCGGCCTCCGGCGCGGGCGATCTTGCGCGATCTCCGCTAACCATATGTTTTTCCTACATTATTGGTCTATCCCGCCCCCTCAAAATCCGCGTGATAACTGCACTTATCTTGCGGGTTTATGGGGGTGTCTGCGGGTTATCTTGCGGGTGCCGGTCTGGCCTGTGCAAGATAACTCCGGGTTATCATTGCGGATTATTCGGCCGGCATACCACCGACCTTCCGCCCACAACTGCCCCATCTGGGAGCGCGCCAAGTGGACCGGACAACACCCGCAGGCAGTTGCTCTTGTGCCCGGCTGGCCAGTTCGCGGCGCGCGGCTTGTTCCACACGCTGCAAAGCTTCCTCTCCAACGCAAAGCGCCCCATCAGCCATGGCTGACAGGGTTGAAACATCGCAGCGAAGCAGGTTCGCCGCCCGCGCGATGCAGTTGCGTAAAAGGATGGCCGAGCCGCTCAGATCTACATCCGAGCGGTGCCGGGCTGGCTGAGGCGGATACAGCTTTGCCACCAGACAAAGCGTGCCTTCCTGAGCCAGTATCAGAACAGGTTTATTCCCGCGCAGTGCAATCTGGCCACGGCAGAAACTCTGCCCTTTGCCCATGCAACCGCCATTTTTTCTTCTGGAAACAAAAAAGCCGTGAACCCTATTGGGCGCACAGCTATGAAGATTTTAGCAAATTACTGCGCGATAGAGGTAAACGTCAAGATTAATAATCTGTCCTCCGTCTACGTTTCCAAACAACCTTATTTCTGTTGAGAAAAGCACCGGCTGCCATCGCCAAAAGGCCCCCCGCACCCAAAGTCATTATGAATAAAAACGGATTAAAAGAGAGAGAGTAAGAAAGTAAAATTCCTACAAAAACCCCTATAATTCCGAAATCATGCAAATCTTTTTTGCTGCAGCCGAAACGCTTTTCAGCATGACACCCTGAGCAAACTATTGCACCTTGAGGTACGATGGTTTTGCAAATTGAGCATTCCTCCTGCTGCATTAGGCCCCTCTTGACAGATAAATTTTATCTTACTTCTTACAACCCGCCAATTCCATAACCATCGAAAGCGGACAAATACCACTATCAACCATAAAACAGCGCCTAAACCTGACAGATAGGCCACGTCTTTTATGCTGCCCGCACAGTATCCCATTCACTTTCGTCTTTGGAAGTAACAACCGTAGGAAGCGACATACGAACCATGCACAATACTGGTGGCTTTTGTCCCTGCCTTGCTTTTTTGGGCTTCAGCGAAACAACGGTTTTCGGATCGACGCTGAAATGCGGAAAGCGGTCTCGCAGTTCTGTTACAACAGCAAAACGCATCTGCTTGTCAGCCCATTGGCCAACACTCTGCTTACCATTCTCCCAGCGCGAATAAGTCGCCGGGTCCATAGCCAGAACATCCGCCATATCTTTGGACTTCATATCCAGTACAGTCCTGAAGAATTTGATTTCTTCCGGCAAAAGTCCGGCAGGCAACAGAGCGCGGGCCATTGCAACAGCAGCAGCCAGCCCTTCCATATCAGGCACAGAGACGCCCAACACTTCTCCAGTGTCATCGTCAATCTCTACCTCGGCCGCATTTACCAGAGTCACCGCATAAGGCAGGCCCAAGCCATCTTCTTCATACGTCTCCAGCACTTTGAACATCTACTTCTTCCTCTCACGGGTCATTTACGACCGTCACGACGGAAATGGTACAGACGTTATCCTTAAGCGAAACAACAACCCCTATCCGTCGGCCATCATTGTCCCGACCAACGACACGCCATTTTGCTCCCTTAGGGTGTAGTTCCACATCGTCAACAGCCCCACGTTTAATGACACGTTCAGCAACCAGTTTGTTGATTTTCCGCTCCTTGGAGCGTTCAGTCGCGTGGGTAGTCCATACAATGCGTGCCCCTTGTTTCAGCGCGCCCTGCAGGCTGCACCTTTCTGCTTCGTACGGCACGGCTTTATCATTCCCTCTTGCTCTAAGAGATATGGTGCCGTTGACGCTACGTCAATTCATAGAATTGAGAGGCGGCACACTTACCCACAACATAATATGAAAAGGGGGTCGTTACTACCGACACCCTTGGTCATTATAGAGCCATAAAATTACCCTTAGGCACGGCCCTGCTTCGCCGCGTCCAATCCAAGCTGGATCAGGCGGCGAGCGGCTTCCGCCCTCGATGGCAAATCTGCTTGCTGCCTTCTCCACTCGTCAATTTCATCGCCCATCTCCGGTGGAAGGCGCAATTCAAATCTGGTTGGTTTTCGTTCCATGCCAACATCAATACGGCTGATACGGCTAATACGTCAACTGACTTGACTTCAATACGTGCAATACGGTAGCTACGTATCAGCCGGGCGAGGAGCACCACCTCCTTCGCCCGGCCTAACCCCAAGCAAGGGAGTGACCCCATGCCTACGGCTGATGCCTTATCTACCACACCACGCCGTGCCATGCTTGCCCGAATCATGGCGGTGCCATTTTTGGCCTCAACCGCGCTCGCCGCGCCCGGCATTCATTCCGATGCGGCTTTACTGAGCGCGTTCGAGCAGTTTCGGGACTGCCGCAAACGGATAGACGCGCACTGCATGGCAACAAACCATGTCTTCGGGACACCCGATGAGCAGTTACACGAGGACAAACTCAACGCTCTGGTTATTGAACAGGATGAACTGGTGGCCGCTATGGCAGCCCTGCCCGCCACAACACAGGCAGGTCAGCGGGCCAAGGCCACGGCCGCACTGACAATGCTACGTGACCAGATTGCTCCGGGTGAGGAGGAACTAGAGGACAGCATGACCAGACTTGAGGTCTCATTACTGACTGACCTTACGCGGGAGGTATCCGTATGAGCACCATCATCCCGTTCAGCTTTGAGGCTCACGCGGTGCGCGTCATCACACAGGACGCTCAACCATGGTTTGTGCTGTCTGATGTATGCGACGTGCTGGAGATTGCGAACAGCCGCAATGTAATTGACCGGCTGGATGAAGACGAAAAGGGTGTCCATACTGTGGACACCCTTGGAGGCCCCCAAGAGATGAGCATCATCAATGAAAGCGGTCTCTACAACCTCATCTTCACCAGCCGGAAGCCCGAGGCCAGGCGATTCCGCAAATGGGTGACGGGCGAAGTGCTGCCCGCCATCCGCAAAACAGGCAGCTACGCTCTGCCCATCAGCAAGGAGGATTGGTTCAATCGCTTCGCCCGTATCCTGTGCCTGTGGGATGCTGCCGGAGAAACCGCGGCCCAGCAGGAATGGCAGGCCACAGGCCTGCCCTGCCCCATGCCCCGCAAGCACGGCATAAGAGCACTGATGGAAGCGGCTCTTGATTTGCCCGCACATCTGCTGACAACCTCCGGCACCGGGCGAACAGTCACCAACCGCCACAACGGCGCACTTGGTGGCCGCCCCCGCAAAGGAGAAACCCCGGATCAGGCGCGATTACGCCGTTTCCATATGGTAGAGAAGGAAATCACGCCATCACCGGATGGCTCCAGCGCAGTCGTGGTCACATACGCAACACACAAGGGGGCTTAGGCCTCCTTCTTTTTTTAGGATTCTTGTATTATGATGTGCAATCATCGAAAAATTAATACCATAATATTAAGGCATCAATAAATGATATATGTCAGTCCGAGCATTACTCACGATCCAATTATTGCAGATATTTTTCGTTTTTCCGAACTTTTATACTCTATATTTAAACCAATAGTTTCTTTACTCTTGCCCCTCGCTCCTATTTGCGCAACACTATTTGTCGCTCAAAAAGCAAGATATATAGCAGATCAATCCAAGTTAATTGCTAAAGACAAACTCGATTTAGATGTTTTTTCAAAAAGATATGAAGTTTATCTCGGATATAAAGAGATGTTAAGTAAATTAATTACATATAACTCTCTTGATAGAAAAACCATTGATGAAAAATACTCGCAATATACAGAAAAAACCTCAACAAAATATTTTTTATACAAAGAAGAAGAATTGAATGTATTTATTGATGCATCGCGTCTAATAGAAAGACTTATACATTACAGGCTCTCAAACCCGAAAATTTCCGTGATCTTAGCATCGATGAATCTTTCGAATGAATATAACGATCTGAAATATGATTACCACAACATTATGAGGGAAATGACAGCAATAATTAAAAATAGAACTCCATCCATCTTGAAAGAATAAGCTCACAGCTATCTCCACAACCTACCCGGCATCACCTGATAAGCCTCAACCAGCTGCTCCAGAAGCAGATCAATCGCCCCCGACACCCTGAGCTTGTGGGTGTTCTGCGCCTCCGCAATGGCCTGAACACTCATACCGTCCACCATCATCTGGCGCAGGAAGGTTTCCCCCACCTGCCCCAGTGCTTTACGCACATACTCGCACCGCGTTACGGCGGCGGCACGGGCCAGCATGATGGTGTGGGGGTCCGGCACGCCGCCTTTGCGGCCTGCCTCCGGGTCTCGTGCCCCTAAAATGACCGTTTCATAATCCCGCGCCCAGTGTTCCGCCGCTGTTACGTGGGCATCGGTTATGGTCCCGACACGCCGCAACGCATACAGCGCCCCGGAAGACCGCAGGCGCTTTTCAACAGGCTGGTTTCTGTCTTCCTGAAAGTAGACTTCCGTTACGTCGCCTTTGGCAAGCCGCTCTGGTGTGGCGCTGACTGTTTTCTGCACGTTGCTGCCCCGTGTGGTTTCGTGTACCGTCCTTGTGCGTCACGGGGTTTCTCTTGCACATACAAGCGGCGGCGCAGAGTGCAGGCTTCCAACTCAGCCTCTGCCCGCCGTTTCTGCTCCTGTGCCAGCCTGGCGCGCAGTTCTTCCATTGCAGTGATAGGGTTGGGCTTTCCCTCAGCCTTCAACCGCAGGTTTCTGAGCAACTGGGCAAAGTTCATGCCGCAACATCCACGCTGCAAAAATGCTGTAGGTAAGCCTCGCGCTCGTACGGCAGATCTGGCAGGCCGTGCGCCTTCGCCAGCTCTGGCCACTGGCGCATGATGGCGCCGTAGTCCCGGCACTCGGCAAAGGCTTCTTTCCAAACCCGCGTTGCGCGGCCCCACACCTCGGAAAACTGCTGCATTTCCTTGGTTTGTGGCGCTTCTGGCGTCCTGCTCTGCGGCACGGCCCCCACAATCTGCTGCGCCTCGATGCCGCGCAATACTGCGGCCTCGAACACCTTCAGCCTGCGCGGTTCCTCACCATTGGCGCGGATTGCGGCCTGATGCTCCTGAATGGCGGCGATAATGGTTGCCTCGGTAGCCCCCATGCCCAGCCAGCGGCGAGAGAGCGACACCGCGTAGGACGCCTGATCGCTCATGCCGGAAACCGCCAGAACCCGTGCAGACACTTTCCGCACCAAGGCATCATCCAGTTCCGATTTCGGGTTTTCGGTTTCGCCAGAAATAGAACTAGAAGGAATATTATCTCTCTCTGATTCTAGATCTATGGAAATCGAAAATGGCTTCGATTTTCTGTTTCGATTTTCGATTTCTCCCCCTTGGTGAACGCACATCAGGGGCATATCGCGCTGCGCCTGCCCGTGGGCTTTTTCCTTCATGCGCCGTTCGTAGGCCTGTTCTCGAGTTTCGGCCTTGCGAGGTCGCCCAGCCATTTGGGCGTTTTTGCGATTTGCAGCCTGCTGGCGGCTCATCCCTTCTGGCATTTCCCCGCTATCCTGCCAGTGCTGCCACTGGGCATCCGCGTGGGCCTTGCGCGCCTCGCGCTCTTCCTTACGCAGCAGCCGGGCATATAGGTGGGAGCTGAACAGCGCGCCCTCATCATCCCGCGCCATAAAGCCGGATTGCAGGATAACCGGCAGGGCACGGGCCAGCACATCGGCCTCAAGCCATGCCTGCGTTGCCACCTGGCCATCTGTCAGCACCAGTTTCCCGGCCCGGAACACACAGGAGCGCAGCTCTTTCAGCGCGTCGTGCAGGTTTGTCACCACGCCGCGCAGTTCTGCGGGCATGGAGCGCAGCATTTTGAACGGGGTGACGGCAGAAGCGTCAAAGTCGGTAACGGCAGGCCGCATCATGCCGCCCCCTTCCCGCCCATGACCGCGACCACGCTAGGCCGTCCTACCTCTTCCACCTTGTGGACATAGGCCAGCGCCCTGTCGAGCAGCTGCTTGGCGTGCGCCATCTTGGGCGCGATTTCCTGCGCCTCCTGCGGGTCCACAACGCCATCTTCCAGAATACGCATGGCCGTGGCCATGATATCGCCCGAGGCAATGGCATACTCGCTCATGTCCTGCCCGAAATCGCCTGGCCCGACATGCAACGGAATAACCGCGTAGCCCAACGCCTGAGCCATAGCGTGCAACAGAAAGGGATGCTCCGCCGAATGGTCGAGATCGAGCGCCACATCCAGCGGCACCACGGCATCACGCTGGCGGTTGGAATAATCTGAAAACTGGGTACGCCCCACCCGGCTTACGCACGCCGCCGCGTCGATCCCACCCACATGGGCAACGGCGGCCTTGGTGGCAGTTTTGATGGCTGCAACGGACGCAGCGGAAAACGGCTGTTTCATGCAGCCCTCCTTTGCATAGGCGCAACACGGGCCGGTGTACGGCGGCCAGCACACTTGCGCCTGCCGGCCGCCAGTTTCACCATGATGATCGCCAAACCAATCATGGAGAAAACCAATGGAAAATTTCGATGCCAAGCAGGCGATCGAGCAGTTGTCCTTTGTCGTGGGGCAGGCTTTAGCCCGCTTAACCGACGGGAACCCCGAGAAGCAGGACGCCCTCGACTATCTTTTGATCCACCACGAAGCCAACGCCAAAAACCCGTCTGCCAGTCTGGTAGTCGACCGCATCCGCAAAGGCGCTGAACCCATGTTTGTGGCGATGAGGGAGGCTCGTACGGGCCACAAATCTCATCAAGAGTTCTAAACCCCTGCTCGAAGCAATATCGTTCCCAGTCCCGCTTGGGATCAGCAGGAATGTGAATGAACCCAGTATTCCCCATCTGATCGACCAATACCTCCCGAACCGAGTTCGGCTGACATGCTGCAGGCGCGGCGGCATGGTGGGTTCCATGAGAGACCGTCATGCCGCCTGGCCTTCGATACGTGGCCGTGGAAATACGTCTGGCCGAATTTCCCATGCGGGAATGCCGGATAGCACCGAAACAACATGTGCATGTTGCGCAGGCACTCGCTTCCATAACGACACAGTAGAATGAGAACGACCGATGGCCCTCGCCACCGAAAGGGTACCGCCCGCTCTCTTGATGATCCGCTTCAGTTCCATTCCGTCATGTTGCAAAAAACAACATGCACAGTCAAGCCAGCACGTTGCAAGAAACATCCCGCACAAAATCCTGCATGTCAAAATACCGACATGACGAAAGATAATTCCCTCGGGACACGCATCAAATCGCTCCGCGAACAAGCCAAGCTTGATCAGGCTGTATTAGCTGAGGCCGTTGGCACAGCAAGATCGCACTTGACCAACATTGAGCGAGGTAGAGCGAAGCCTGGAAGGGAATTACTTTTGGCTATCGCAAAATATTTTTCCGTCTCAGTTGATTGGCTAGCAAATGGAAGCGAAGATAAAATACTTATGCAACCAATATCACCAAAAGAAATGATGTTGCTTGATAGCTTTAGAAAGCTACCAAAACACGAAGCAGAACTTCATTTTAGTCTAATTGTGTCTCGTGCATCAGGAGAAAAAAACGATGAAAATTAAGTATTTACTGTTTATTTATTTTTTGATGCTTCCAGTAAGCGTTTATGCGGCCGATATCGAGTATATTAACGCGCAGGTTATCGGGAACAAAAAACCAAAAGTTAAAATAAACACAAACTTACCTGACGGTCTGGAATTGGCTGTAGATATAAACAAGATTGGAGGTGGATATGCGGATGGATATAATATAAAAATAAAAAACGGTGAAGTATTGACGAATGAATTTACAAAAGATGGTGGACCGCTGCCTTCTGGTGAATATATGGTGATGATACTAACTGCGGGAGCCGCCTTCCTACCAGAAAATATACAAAAAATCATTGGTGAGAATGGCGAAAATTTAATTGGCCCCGACGTGAGAGACTCCAGCGTTGGCGTTGGCAACGTGATCGACAAGAGGTTTGTTTTTTCCGTTCCTTAAAAACGCTAATGTTGCAAAAATAAACATTCCCACTTGACCTTCAATGTTGGTTAGAGCAACATTTCTCCATCACAACCCGTGATGGAGAAACCCAATGGCACGCGCCCCTGCGCCACCCCGGCCTAACCCGCCGCCCCAAGACAGTACCTTTGCGCTTGGACGCCCCCAAAAGGGCGAACGCCTTACGCACAAGGAGGCGCAGGCACGCGCACCGGCGCCTCCCGGCAGTTTTGTTTTTGACAGCCGTCCGGTCACCGCACCCGTGCGTGATGTTTGGCTGGAAAACAGGGGAACCAGCAGCGTTCTGACAATCATTATTGAGGATCAGAACGACGAAACCTCAGATTTCGTCGTCCCATTCCTCTTTGCAGGAACACAGCTTCCTGTCCGGTTCTCTTTTGTCTGCCATTTTAAAGGTGGAAAGCTGTTCCAAGCCAGTGCAGCAGGTCGGGCGTGTTTTTCAGGCCAGACTTCACCAGTTCGCCAGTTAAAACTTTCAGGCCCTCAGCTGGAAGGGCGCGAACAGCATGTTTGATCCCGTCCTTTTTGCTGGCATCGCCCTCGGCAGCGTCAACCTGCGTGCAAATCAGAGCCTTGATGCTGTCGGCGTCGAGTTTGACGGTAACCACGCCAAGCTGTGCGGTCAGCCCGCCGTCTTCTTTCAGGTAATCGAGCCCGCGTGTCGTGATGGCCGCGCCACCCCAGCCCCAAAATCCGTCGAGAGATCGGGTCATGCGAGCGTCACACAAACCATTGTCGTGAAGATACTTCAGGTTGGCAAAAAACTCGTCATTACTGATGCTGTCGTCAATAAAGTCAGACGATTCCGTAACGTTTTCGTATGGCTTTTTAGCAAGCCCACGCAGCATGTTTTCCCAAATTTCTCGGCGAATAGTTTGGGGCTGACTGTCAGACATATGGAGTTTTCCTTCCTCGAGTCTGTTGGCTTCTCGAGAATGGAAAAAGCGGGAGAGTACGGCAACCGTCTCTCCCGCACCTCAGCCACATGGGCAGAACGGCCATGAGCCGCGCCCCCACACCGGCCCCGCGCCTGTCCTACGCCGAAAATGAGCGCGTAAGGCGTATCTGCATCCGCGTGGTCAACCATGCGCGCGGCGGGGCCGACCGGTGTATCCGCAACCGTATCTTCGACCTGACAGACACCCTGCTGCGGGAGTGCCACCTGCGCGCCCGCCCGCTCGATCTGGCGGCCATGGAGGCCGCCCCGATTGAGCAGATGCTGCCTGACCTCACCCTTCTTCGCAAACATCTGAACGTAGGCGCCGGCACCCTGCCCGGTGCTGTGCGCCTGCGTTTCCAGCAAAACCAGCAGGAGGCTGCATGAGCAGCTTGATAGGCACCGAGCTTCTGGCCGAACGCCAGCGCAAAGCCGCATCCCGCCGCCGCATGGGGCTGTTTCAGGCCATGGCCGACACCCTGTTCAGCCGGGCAGACGAAATGGAGCGCTGGCGGCAGGCCTGCGCCGCCAGCAACAACCCGGATGGGGCCGCCACATGGCAGCGCCTGGCCCACCACACCCGCAACGAAGCCGAGGAATACGTGCGCCGTGCGGACCAGCTTCAGGAGCATACGTGAAATGAACAGCCAGCGCTTCAACACGCACCGCGCCCAGCTCGAG